AGACACCGCGTCTACGTTGAAGAAAACTGCGGGGAAAGCGTCGGTGAAGAAGAAGGCTCCGGCGAAGAAGAATGGCCGTCCATCGACGTTTTGTGAGGCGGAGGCGATGCGGGTTCTGGAGGGGATTATGGGCGGGGACTCGCTGATTAAGGTTTGTCAGAAGGTGAAGAACCCGAATAAGGCGACGTGGTTCCGGTGGGTGGCGGCGGATGTGAAGTTGCAGCTTCGGTATGTGGCGGCGATGCAGATTCGTGCGCTGGGTCGGGCGGATGAGTGCGTTCCGCTGGCGGATAATTGCAAGGCGGATAAGCAGGATATTGCGAAGGTTCGGGTTCAGATTCAGAGTCGTCAATGGGAGATTTCTCGGCTTCAAAACAAGGTGTATGGGCGCAATGGAATTGTTGAGGACGAAAGCGTTGATGAATCGAGGGCGGCGCGGCTTCAGCGTGCGATTGACCGGAAGAATGCGAAGGATGGGGGGTCTGTATGAATTTTGAAGAGGAGCTTGAAGATCAGATGGCGGGGTTTCGATATGATCCGCTGGGGTGGGTTGAGTTTGTTTTTGAGTGGGGCCTAGAGGGGACGGAGCTGGCGGAGGAAAGCGGTCCGCGGACGTGGCAGGCGGAGGTGTTGAAGCGGATTGGCCGGGAGCTGAGGGCGGGCGGCGATCTGGGGGCGGTGGTTCGTGAGGCGGTGGCTTCTGGGCACGGGATTGGGAAGAGTGCTCTGGTGAGCTGGCTGGTGTTATGGGCGCTGGATACGTGGCCGGATACGAAGGGGATTGTGACGGCGAATACGGAGTCGCAGCTTCGGACGAAGACGTGGCCGGAGGTGGCGAAGTGGCATCGGCTGCGGATCACAAACCACTGGTTCAGTTTCACGGCGACGAGTATATCGTCTAAAGATCCGAAGCATGAGCGGACATGGCGGATCGATGCGATTCCTTGGAGTGATGCGAATACGGAGGCGTTTGCCGGGCTGCATAATAAGAAGCGTCGGATTCTGGTTGTGTTTGATGAGGCGTCGGCGATTTCTGATTTGATTTGGGAGGTGACGGAGGGGGCTTTGACGGATAAGGCGACTCAAATTATCTGGGTGGCGTTTGGGAATCCGACTCGGAATACGGGTCGGTTCCGGGAGTGCTTCCGGAAGATTCGCAAGCGGTGGAATGTTCGGCAGATTGATAGCCGGACGGTGGAGGGAACGAATCAGGAACAGATTGCGGAGTGGTGTGAGGATTATGGTGAGGAGTCTGACTTTTTCAAGGTGCGTGTGCGCGGGGAGTTCCCGGCGCAGAGCATTAAGCAGTTTATTTCTGAGAAGGATGTTCGGGCGGCTCAGAAGCAGCATCTGCGGGAATCGCAGTATTCTTTTGCGCCGATTATTCTGACGTGTGATCCGGCATGGGAGGGGGATGACAAGCTGGTGATCGGGTTCCGGCAGGGGTTGTATTCTGAGATTTTATGCAAGCTGGAGAAGAATGACAATGATGTGATGGTGGCGAACCGGCTGGCGCGCTATGAGGATGATCTGGGCGCGGATGCGGTGTTTGTCGATGGCGGATATGGGACGGGGATTATTAGCGCGGGTCGGACGATGGGCCGGAACTGGACGGTGGTTTGGTTTGGGGAGAAGAGCGCGGATGAGGGGTGCTTGAATAAGCGTGCGGAGATGTGGAATGAGATGCGCAAGTGGTTGCAGGCCGGTGGGGCCATTCCCGCCGATGATGATTTGTTTTATGATCTGATTGGCCCGGAGACGGTTCCGCGGCTGGATGGAAAGATTCAGCTGGAGAGCAAGGAGGCGATGAAGAAGCGCGGGTTGCTTTCGCCCGATTGCGGGGATCAGCTGGCGCTGACGTTTGCGCATCCAGTGGTGAGCCGGAAGCGGGAGGTGCAGAGTCGCGGGAAGAAGTTCGATCAAGCGCAGGGCGGGGGGAGTGATCCGCTTGCCTAGCGGCGCGCGGATCGGAATGATGAGGGATGAATTATGAATGATGAATTTGAAAAGTATGTTCCTGATTTTACGCATTGCTGTGGTCGAAAAACGAAGTGCACGGATTCACGGTCGAGTTATAGAACGATTCGGCGGCGGTGGACGTGTTTGAAATGCGGTTTGTCGTGGTCGACGGTTGAGAAGATTGTCCCGGTGGGGATTCACCAGAAGAGCTTGACTGACTGAAACATTTTTCATAGTGCCAGGTTGCAGATTTGGCGAAGGCCGCTCCAGAGAGGGGGCGGCTTTTTTTTGGCAATGTGACGCTGCATCCTTGATGCGTTTCCGGGGCAGGAACGCGGTGGGCCCCGAAGAGTCGAGGGTCTTCGAGACACAGCGTCTACATTCTGAAAACCACAAGATGTAGTGTGTGGCAGAAACTACAACCACTACATCTTGTGGTTTTTTTGCTTGACGAGGGAAGGGTTTGGATTCAATTTTTCTCAAAACAGCGAGGTGCTTTATGTGTATGGGTGGTGGAGCAGCAGATATTCCTGAAGTAGAAAAACCGGATCCGATTGTTACGGATGAGGATGCAAATGCGGGTGGCGGTGTGATTGCCTCTCGGGATCGTTCGAAGATTGCGGCGCTGTACGGACCGGATTCGATGCGCTCTACGGGCGCACTGGGATTGCCGGGTCCAGCGAGTACCGCGGGCAAGAGGGCGTTGGGAGCGTAGGGGAGAACCCCGAAACTTGAAACCTGAAATTTGAAAGCCGATTGAAAGGTTTGCTGGATGAAGATTAGCAACGACAGTTTCAAAAAGATTAAACAGCGCTGGAGTGATCTGGATGCTGATTTTGATGGGCATCGTAAGAAGGGGCTGGATATTCAGAAGTTTGTTTGTCCGTGGCGCGGTCGGTATCTCTCCGGCGAGAGCGAATCGGATGCGAAGGGCGAGCTTTACAATGACGATTCAATCCACAACACGATGATTTTTCAGGCGGTTGGGGTTGCGGCGGCTGGGATTAAGAGCGGGATCAGCCCACCGAGCCGACCGTGGTTCCGGGTGACGGGTGATGATCAGAAGCTGGCGGAGTTGAGTGGACCGGCGATGTGGTTGGCCTTCGTTGAAAAACTTCTCTACACGATTGCGCATCGATCGAACACCTACGACACGTTCCAGGAGCTGGACACGGAGAATGTGGTTTTCGGGACGTGCTCGGCGATGGGACTGCCGGACTACACGACGGTGATCCGGATGAAGACGCAAACCTTTGGGGAGTACCGTCTGGGGCATGATCATCGCGGGGTGACGAATACGGTGGCGTGGAAGTTCCATAAGCGGGTGGGTCAGCTGGTTGAAGAGTACGGCCTAGAGAACTGCACCCGTTCCACCCAAGAGAGCTACAACAGCGGGCATCTGGAACGGATGGTGTTGTGTTTTGGTTTGATTGAGCCGAACGATGATCGAATTGATGTGAAGGATGCGCTCTCGCGCGATTGGCGCGCGATTTATTGGGAAACGGGAGCCCAAGAGGATCTGATTCTGGGCGTTCGTGGTTTCGAAGAATTTCCGAACATTTCGGCGGCATGGGAGACGGTTGGCTCTGCGGTCTATGGGATTGGCCCCGGCAATTTGAATCTGCGCAACGCGAAGCGGTTGCAGAAGCTCGAAGGCGATAGCCTGCAAAACATTGCGCTGGTGAATATGCCTCCGCTGTTTTCGGATGAGGCCAACAAAAACACGCTGGTGAATGCGGGTCCTTGGCAAATCACCCGCGGGAGCGATGCGGCGAGCTCGTCGCGTCCTGGGATTCGTGCGCTATACGAAACGAAGGCGCTGGGCGCGGATTTGGAACGGAAGATTGAACGCAATGAGAAGGCGATTCAGGACGGGTTCTACAACAACATTTTCTTGATGATTGCGAACAGTGCGCACGACGTGAAGACGGCGTATCAGGCGGCGCGGATGATGGAAGAGAAGTATTCGGTTCTGGGTCCGGTGATTGAGCGCGCGCAGCAGATGCGCGGGCAATGGATCCAGCTGGCGTTTGCCTATGCGTTGCAGGCGGGCCTGATTCCACCGGCTCCTCCGGAACTTCAGGGAACGGAACTCAAGATTGAGTATATCAGCGTATTGGCGCAGGCGCAGAAGATTGCGGGCTTGCAGGCGATCAATGACACGCTGGGTTTTGTGGCGCAGTCTGCGCAGATATGGCCTGAGATGCGGCACAAGATCGACGCTTTGCAGACGGTGGATGAGGTGGCCAACGTGAACGGCGTTCCGCCTGCGATTATCCGGTCTGACGATGCGGTGGCGGAAATTATGGCGCAGGAGGCGGCGGCAGCGCAGGCGGCGGCGGAGGGCGATGCGGCGATGCGCATGACGGAGGGCGCGAAGAATTTGCAGGGGGTTGAAATGAATGGCCGTCCCGCTGTGGACGCGTTGGCGGAAGGGGCAAGCCGTGGATAAAAAGTTTGATCCATTAGCCCCGACGTACTTGCTGGAAGCCGGGGATACGGAAGCGCAGCTTAAGCGCAACGCGGAGCTGTTGAATGATATCGAAGTGGTGATGAAGACGCGTCCGGGCCGTCGCTACGTTTGGCGGCAGATTAAATGCTCGAATCTGAACACCAATGCGATGACGGGCAACTCGATGACGTATTTCAACCTGGGGCAGCAGAGCACGGGGCAAGAACTGATGCTGATCATGTTCAGCGACCGATTTTTAGAGAATTTCCGGCTGATGCAGGACGAAGCAACTCAGGCGGAACGCGCACGAATTGGAATCAAAAAGGAGAGTAAGGATGTCTGAAGAAACAAAGGTAGACGCACCGGTTAACACCGAAGAGCCAAAGCCCGCTGAGGAAACCACTCCGGTTGAGAAACCTGCGGAAGAACCCAAACCCATTGAAGAGGGCACTGCCTTCGAAGCGGGTGAGGAGAAACCTGTGGAAGAGAAACCGGCGGAAGAGGATAAGCCAGGCGAAAAAGAAGAGAAACCGGCGGAAGAAGGCACTGTGGTTGAACAGGCTTTATCTGAGGTTGAACTTCCCGAGGGATTCACGGTGTCGGAAGAGGATCAGGCGGCGGTGGGCGAAATTGCCACGACGCATGAACTCGGAAAAGACGCGGTGAAGGATCTCATTGCCTTGCAGACGAAGCGTGAGCAGGCCCGTGTTGAAGCGGGCGTGAACGCGAATAAGGAGTTTGTGGCCGGGATGAAAGCCGACGCCATGAAGCTCCCCGCGGAGACACGCGCAGCGTGTAATCGTTTCGTCAAAAAATTCGGTGGAAAGAGTCTTCTCGCGAAGATGACGAACCCGGATATGGGCATCGGCAACGATGTCGACCTCATCCAAGCGTTTGCTACCGCTCAAAAGGCAGTGGACGGCGGTTTCGTGGATGGAGAACTGGGCGGCGGCGGAGCTGAACAGTCTCGCGGTCAAAAACTGTATGGAAAAACTGAATAAGGAGAAGGTATTATGGCCACAAAAGCCAACTTAAATCCGACCCTGATGGATGTTGCACGACGCAAAGATCCGGATGGGAAGGTTGCTACTGTTGTTGAGGTGTTGAATGACGTGAACGAAGTTCTCGAAGATGTCACCTTCATCGAATGCAATGATGGAACGAATCATCAGACCACGGTTCGCACGGGAATTCCGCGCGGAACATGGCGCAAGCTGTACAAGGGTGTGCAGCCGGCTAAAAGCACCACGGCCCAGGTGAAAGACACCTGCGGGATGCTCGAAGCCCGATCGAAGATTGATGCCAAGCTGGCAGATTTCAATGAGGATAAAGAAAACTGGCGCTTGAGTGAAGAGCTTCCGTTCTTTGAAGGACTGGGACAGGATTTCTGTGAAACGCTCTTCTACGGCGACGTAGAGACGAATCCGGAACGATTCCACGGCCTGGCACCTCGTTACAACGAACATCAGGACACGGATAAAACCGTGGCGTCCTTTAATGTGATCAATGGGGGTGGAGCCGGTTCCGACAACACCTCGCTGTGGTTCATGGTCTGGGGCCCGAACACGGCGCATTGCATCTATCCGAAAGGCTCTGAAGCCGGTTTGACGATGAAGAACCTCGGTGATGTGGAAGTTGCGGATGATTCCGGCAACTTGTTTACCGCGCTGATGACCAAGTTCCAGTGGGACCCCGGTTTCAGTCTTCGCGACTGGCGCTCAGTGGTTCGTCTTGCGAACCTCGATGTAAGCGCGTTGAAAGCAAACAGCGGCGCTGCGGATCTCTACGATCTGATGACCATTGCCTACAACAAGCAGAAGGGCCGGAAATTGGGCCGCGCCGTGATCTACTGCAACAACACGGTGAAAACCGCGCTGGACCGTCAGGCGCAGAGCGTCGATAAAGCAAACTTCCTTGGCTACAAGGACATTGGGGGTCAGCCGATTCTGCACTATCGCGGGATTCCAATCCGTGAGTGTGAAGCGATTCTCGATTCTGAGGCCGTTGTACCTGCTGCAAGTTAATGGAAAGGCCTGGGACTTGAGGCTTTAGGCTTTAGGTTCCGGGTCAGGTTTTTAACCCGGATGATCTGGGATGCACAAAAAACTCAAAAGAGGAAAAAGTTATGATTATTGATAGCGAACTTGAACTCAGCGTAAGCCAGGCGATTGCCGCTACTGCTGACTCGACCAACGTGCTCGACTTGGGCGCAGCCGGCGATGCCGGCAAAGAACTGTATATGTTGCTGGTTGTTGAAACGGCATCCGATTCAGCCGATGACGGCGAAAGCGTAACTGCGAAACTGATGACGGCTTCCGAGTCGGACTTCAGCGATGCGGTGGCATTGATTCCCGCTGTGTCACTGGCGCAGGTTGCCGCTGGCGTGAAAGTCATCGAGCAGCGTCTGCCGGTCGGTGTGAAGCGTTATAACAAACTGGTTTACACCGTGGGCGGAACGGCCCTCACCGTGGACCCGATTGTGAGCGCGATGCTGGTGAACGCCACTCAAACGAACGTTTAGGGAGAAGGCTGAAAAGCTGAAACCTGAAACTTGAAACCGGGGCGGGAAAGCCCGCCCCGGTTTTTAACCCGGAGTTGACTATGAAAAGCCTGAAGTTATCCAAGCAGAAAAAAGAGGAGAGGATGGAACCTTCCTCGATCGATGCGCCAGAATATCCCTGGGGCACGGAAATCAATTTAGAATCTGAGCAGGTGGAAACGTTTCCAATGCTTGGAGAAGTCTCTGTGGGTGATGAACTGACGGCCACGATCAAAGTCCGCGTGAAGCGGGTGGAAGAGTCGGAGAGCGAATCGGAGGGGTCCGGCAAGCAGAAGCGTCACAACGTGAACCTCCAGATCACCGACATGGAATTTATCCCGGAGAAAACGTCTCCGGACGCAACGAAACTATATGGAAAGGAAAAAAGATCATGAGCAAAACAGCCACTTGTACCGAACGCTGCACCCATGGAACGCCGCCCCGCTTTTATGCGCCGGGCGATGTTTTGGTTTATAACGAAAAAGAGTGCCCCCCGCACTTCAAGCCGAAGACGGCTATGCCTGAATCTGCTGCGCCTGTGGCCGATGAAAAAGGAACCGTGCTATCGGACGCGCTTCCGCCCAAACAAACGGCTGCTGAGATTGAAGCCGCTGGCACGGCCTCGAAGCCTTGCACGGTGAAAGAATTGGCGAAGACGCTGGATGTGGATGTTCAGCTGGTGAAGGACGCCTCTGGCAACACCCGGCAGGATGTCAAACTGACCTCTGATGAGGTGGACCAGGTGACGGCGGCAGTGAAGAAATCTGAAACGGGAAACGTGAAATCGGACGGGGACGAAGTCCCGCCGGAAGAACCCGCTACGGAACAGGAGTAACCCATGCCTGCATCAATTCCACTGGACATCATGAATCTGGCTCTTGGAGAGCTGGGGCAGAAACCGCTGGTCGCGCAAGATCTGGTGGATCTGAAGCATACGAATGCGATCAGTTGTGTTCGCGAGTATGCGGAGGTCCGGCGGAGTTTGATGCGGCAGTTTCCTTTTGAATTTTGCACGGAAGAGCTGCCACTGGTTCCTGTTGATCCGGCGGGATTAGTGATTCGGCTGGCCTATGCCGGGGACGTGAACGGCGGCTATTCATTTGCGGATGATGTTTTTACGCATTCGGTGAATGATGTGGTGGTTTCTGGGGAATCCGGTGCGTGGCTGATTGGCAACGCGGCGGGGACAGAGGTCTATTACACGTCGACCGACGCCGTGGTGAGCCCGTGGGATGTGTCGAACTGGGTTGTGGGCGCAGAGGGCGCTTTGCCTGCTCCGCGGATCTATCCGGGAACGCCTCGCAACTACGCGCGGCTCTATGCGCTCCCCACGGATTGCCTGCGCGTGCTGGGGGTGTTGAACCCTGCGAGTCGGCAGGTGGATGACAAGATCCGGTTCAAGCCGTTTCGCGTCAACTGGGTTGCGTGCGATCTGGATGCCGCGGTGTTCTCGTATGTCTTCGACAATGCAGAGGTGAGCGATTTTGATCCGCTATTTGTCCGGGCCTTTGTGCTGGGACTGGCGATCACCCTGCATCCGGCAGTGAAAGGCAGCTCGAAAGACAAGCGGGCGCTGATGCAGGAAATGAGCTTTGCACTAGAAAATGCGCAGGTTGCGGATGCGAGCGAGGGGCACGAAGACCCGACGCAAACGATGGCGCGCCGATATATCGATGTATAACCAGGAGGGCGAAAGCCGTGTCACTTCCGAACAAAAAGCAGTCGGCGCTCACCGGGGGGGAATTGGCTCCTTCGTTATGGGATCGATCGGATCTCGCGAAACACCAGATTGGGGCGAAGAGCCTCAAAAACCACTTTGTGCATGTGGAGGGCGGTGCGAGCAATCGCGCGGGCACTCGGTACATATTCAACCTCGGCGAAAAAGGGAAATTCATTTCCTTCGAATTCAACGACGAACAGACCTATCAGCTCGTTTTTTATAATGAGCGGGTGATGTTCCTTCAGGGTGGCGAAGTCGTTGTCACTAATCTGGTCAGCAGCTCGGACGGTTACGAATGGGTAGAGAGCACAACGCAGGCGGGGGAATACTATTTTCAGGCGCTGGGCGATGCGTCTTCTGGAATCCTTCAGCCCAAAATGATGTATGAGGACGGCAACGAAATGCCGTCTGGAACGCTCGGGGCCTTGGCCTCCGGTGAATGGGGTTGGGGCGATAACGACACGCTCGGTTTCGATACGCTCTACGCAAAAATGACACCCGGCGGCGATCCGGACGCGCAGGCGGATGGCTTTCTGCAAATGCCGGTGGTGGTGGTGGCGCCTTACGCCCTGGCGGATCTGAAATATCTGCAAGTGGCGCAGGAGTTCGACACGCTGATTTTGACCTGCCGGGGGTATCGGCAGCGCAAGCTGGTTCGCTACGATCATGACGATTGGCGCTTTGAAGCGCAGGCTACCGTGGGCGGCCCGCTCGGCGCGGTGAACCCCGAAAGCTCGAAAGTGATCGATGTCGCGATCGAGAACTGGAATGAAGAACGAAACTATACTCCCGGCGAAACGATTCGACCTGCCACTACGGCGAGCGCAACGGCGGACTGGATCGGAACCATTCAGAGTTTCGAGAAGAACACCACGATCAACGGGGATTTGGTCACGACGGGGATTTCGTCGGGTGATCGGTATTATCAAGGCGGCAGTCGCTCGGATTTGCCAAGTGGTTATTATGGATATAGGGATTATCCCTATACAATGATTCGTATTTCAAAATCTTCTGGATTCGCCGTCGGAGATACAATTTCAGTTTCTTTTACTTTTATTGAAACGGGTGGCGCTACGAATTACTCTTCTTCCGCGCTAGTCCATAAAATATACAGCGGAACAACCTATGATTATGTGACCGTTAATTTTTCATGGATTATCGCCTATATTGTGAAATCTGGATATATCATCATGATTGACAGCTTTTACGGCGGTTTTCCTGATGGACCGGATTTACCTGATGATCCGGACGGGTTGACTTATCCGACTGGGTTTTCTGCTGAATATGATCGGCGACTGTTTTGTTTGGTTATGGGAATGGTGGTTCCAGAAGCGAGCGGTGGCGGGGCGATGGTATCGGCGGTTTCTGGAAACGTGATCAAGACGGTGGGGGGCGCGACGGCCTACGAGAGCATCGCCCCATCAACCAATGTTGATCCGGGAGTGGATGCAAACTGGGAACTCTCTTGGCGGGCGTTGGGATCCATTCCTGACAAAGTGATCAATTTAGAGATTGCTGCGAGCGGACACGCTCCCTTCACGGCGGAGCATGTGGGCTCGCTGATGGGGATTCAGAAGTCGGATGTGGACCGGACGATTTCCGAACAGTGGGCCAGTAACTTAGCCACTACGCAATATTCTGATTGGATCATGGTTCTGGGCGAAGTGACGATGTGGTCTGAAGGGAGTTGGAACGGAACACTGCATCTTGAGATTTCCACGGATGACGGCGAAACGACTGAAGAATATGCCAGTATCCACTCGGAGGCTCAGGACCATAACGGAACGCTGACGCGCGAAATGGTGGAGACAGGCACCTTGGTTCGGATGCGGTTTGATCCGGGCGGCGGTGTTTCGGCGACCATCAAAGCCTATTTACGGGCGGAGAGTCGGTTCACGCATCTGGTGGAGATTGTCGCCTTTCACGATAGCCAGCGGGTGATTGGACGGCTCCAGTTCGGGAATGCGGAACCGTTTTCGACAACGCTGTGGAGCATGGGATCATTCGGGCCGGTGGCGGGGCATCCTGCCGTGGTGGCGATTCATCAGCAGCGTCTGCTGTATGCGCGGACCAACCTAGAGCCAAAGGCCTTGTGGGGTAGCCGGATTACAAACTATGTCAACTTTGCGCTGAGCGATCTTCAGTTGGCGACGGAACCGCTGGGTTCTACTATTTCTCTTTCGAAGCAGTACGAGATTCGGCACATGATTCCGCTCAAGAGTCTTTTGGTACTCACCTCCGGCAGTTGGCATTCGCTGGCGGGCACGGATGGCAGCCTGACCCCAACCAATGGGGAAATGACTCTACA